CAATCAGGAACTAAAATGCGCCATTAAGATGAAGATTGGATTCACAGGTACAGTAAGTGTGGGAAAAACTACATTAGTTAATTCACTAAAAGAATTACCAGAATTTAAACACTATGATTTTGCAACTGAACGTTCAAAATATTTACGTGATTTAGGTATTCCCCTAAATACAGATAGTACATTAAAAGGACAAACAATTTTTCTATCAGAGAGATGTTCTGAGTTAATTAGACATAATATTATAACTGATCGAACAGTTATAGATGTTATAGCATTTACATTAAATGCCGATTCGATTGATTATTTAAATAAAGATGCGTTTGAAAAATATGCTTCTAAATTTATAGAGGAATATGATTGGATATTTTATGTATCACCAGCTGGAGTATCTATTGAAGATAATAATGTGCGTACTACAGATGGAGAATATAGAAAACAGATTGATCAAACAATCAAACATCTATGCTCAGAATATTTATGGAAAATTAAAAACTTTGGTATCATCGCTGGTACTAATGAAGACAGAATTACTCAAATAAAATCTTACTTGAATTTATAATATTTATAACAAAATCTTACTAAATGAAACGCAAAGAACTATATAACTATATTCGTGAAGAAATTGTAAATGAGTTAACTACTGTTACTAAAAATACTGATCAAAGTGAAGTTTCAACAATTTCTAAAGCAGAAAATGTACCTACAACTACCGTTTCTAATGCTATTAAGAAAGCCAAATCATCCGGTCAAGATGTAAATATAGCTGAGATGGCTCGTACTGCAAATAATATTAAAATTGGAGACCCAGCTAAAGTAACTCTACTTAGAAAATTATATGGTGGAACATGGAAAGGAAATATGTTAGATGCAGTAGAAAAAGCAGGTGAAGCAGGTATTTCTCAACTTGAATTAGCTTTAGCAGTTGGTAAAAAAAGTCAACCCGAAATTAATCCTGCCGTAAACGAATTTCTTAAAGTAGGTGCGTTTGCATTATCTAAAATTGCAGGTGCAGCCGCAGAACCAACTATTGCTCCTTCATCTGAAGAAGAAGAATGGATGGCGGACGCTGATGTACAAGATGATTGGGAAAAAGTTGAAGATGAAGATGAAGATATAATGGATAAAGGTCCATCAGCCGCAGATATCAAAGCAGCTGAAAAATCAGTTAAGAAAGTAGCAGGTGGTAAAGGATACGCTAAACAATTACCTCCTGAAGATGAAGAAAAATATGAACGATTGAAAAAGGGAATTGAAACTAAAATCTCCAAAATTAAGGCTCTTCAAAAACCCAAAAGAGCATCATCAAATGATATGCAGGTACTTAAAGCTTTAATTAATCGAGATGATGTTAAAAAACTATTTAAAGCTAAAGGTGTTAGTATAACTGACTTAGTAGCAGATATCATATCATGATAAATCAAAACCGATTTTATTTAATTATCATAGGAATACTAACTATAATTCTGTTAATGCAAAAATGTGGAGGGGGATGTAATTTTATTCCCGTTCTTCCACCTCCTGTAACCATTAGAATAGTAGATACTGTTTATACAGTAACTACAAAGGAGATTCCTACTTATGTCCCAAAATGGAAAACAATTACTAAATACGTTCATGATACAATTGAAACCGTGGATACTACATATGTTATTGGGGACTACTACTCTACTTATTTTTATCAAGATTCATTAATTAATGATACATTATGTTTTTACATTAATGATTCAATCTCAGAAAACAAAATCAAATCAAGAGATTTAAAATATATAATGTCATTTCCAACTATAAAAATACACGATATAGTAATTCAAAATAAAAACGAATATTATGTTGGTTTAGGATTAATTGGAAATCAAAAAGGAATTAATTATTTTGGTCCTGAATTTTTATTGAAAACTAAGAAAAAAGATGTTTATGGAATAGGAATAGGAATGGATGGAAATCTAAAACCTAACCTAAGTCTAAGAACATATTGGAAAATAGGCAAAAAATGAGTCAACCAGATCTTAAACAAATTATAAGGGATGAATATATTAAGTGTGCAAAAGATCCAGCACACTTTATGCGTAAATACTGTTATATACAACATCCACAACGTGGGCGAGTTATATTTAATTTATATCCGTTTCAAGGTAAAGTACTAAATTTATGGAAAGACAATCCATATTCAATGGTACTTAAATCTAGACAGTTAGGTATATCAACATTAGCAGCAGGATATTCTTTATGGTTAATGACATTCCATAAGGATAAAAATATTCTTTGTATAGCTACTAAGCAGGATACTGCTAAAAATATGGTTACTAAAACCAAGTTTATGTATGATAATTTACCATCATGGCTTAAAGTAGAATCTGAAGAAAATAATAAATTAACATTACGATTAATTAATGGTTCTCAAATCAAAGCAACCTCAGCAGCAAGTGATGCTGGTCGATCAGAAGCCGTTTCGCTTCTAATTATAGATGAGGCTGCATTTATTGAAGGTATTGAGCCAATTTGGGCTTCAGCTCAACAAACCCTAGCAACAGGTGGTGGTGCAATTGTATTATCAACACCTTTTGGTACAGGTAACTGGTTCCATAAAACATGGGTTAAAGCAGAAGCACAAGATAATAACTTCTTACCTATTAAATTACCTTGGTATGTTCATCCTGAACGTGATCAAGCTTGGAGAGATAAACAAGATGTAGAATTAGGTGATCCTAGATTAGCAGCACAGGAATGTGATTGCGATTTTACTACATCTGGGGATGTAGTTTATTATCCAGAACACATTGAATATATGATGTCTACTCACGTAGTAGAACCATTAGAGCGTCGTGGGGTAGATGGAAATTTATGGGTTTGGGAATCACCAGATTATACTAGAAGTTATATAGTAATAGCAGATGTTGCTAGAGGAGATGGAAAAGATTTTTCTGCATTTCACGTATTTGATATAGAAACAAATGCCCAAGTAGCAGAATTTAGAAGTCAACTTCCACCTAAAGAATTTGGATATCTATTAGTAGCCATTGCTACAGAATATAATGAAGCACTATTAGTAATTGAAAACGCAAATATTGGCTGGTCAGCTATAGATTCAGTAATAGAAAGAGGATATAGAAATCTATATTATTCACCTAAAAGTGATGTTGCAACTTCTGATTCGTATATTAACAGATACGAAGATACATCCAAAATGACCCCAGGTTTTACTACATCATTAAAAACACGTCCTTTAGTAATTAACAAAGGTCGTGAATATTTTGGAGATCATAGTGTAATTATTCGATCAAAACGTTTGATTGAAGAAATGAAAGTATTCATTTGGAAAAATGGTCGAGCAGAAGCCCAATCTGGATATAATGATGACTTAGTTATGGCTTATAGTATAGGAATGTACTTAAGAGATACAGCATTAAAAAACAAACAGCAAGGATTAGAATTAACAAGAGCAACATTAAATAATATATCAAGAATATCTCCACAACAAGGTGCTTATTTTGCAACGGGAATGGACAATCCATATTCTATGAAGGTAAATGGAGAAGGAAATGAGGATATTAGTTGGCTTTTATGACTTTAAATAAATAAATAATGGCAGATACAAGTATTTTTACTAGATTAAAAAGATTATTTTCAACTGATGTCATCATCCGTAATGAGGGTGGGAATCAAATTAAAGTAATGGATGTTGATTCAATTCAACAAAGTGGACAATATAAAAACAATTCATTAATTGATAGATATAGTAGGATATATTCCGCGAATGCTACCTCACTTTATGGTCAACAATTAAATGTTAACTATCAATATTTAAGAGCCCAATTATACTCAGATTACGATGTAATGGATAATGATGCAATTGTTGCTTCTGCTCTAGATATAATCTCAGATGAATGTACATTAAAAAATGAGATGGGTGAGGTACTTCAAATTCGTAGTTCAGATGAAGATGTACAAAAAATTCTTTATAACTTATTCTACGATGTTTTGAACATAGAATTTAATATGTGGTCGTGGATTCGTCAAATGAATAAATATGGTGATTTCTTTTTAAAATTAGAAATCGCAAAAAAATT